TCATCCCGCTAAACGCATTCCTTTCGTACCTCCCTCAATCATACTTCCACGATCCGCAGCCATCACAAAATCAGCCCACCATTGCATCATTGGACGTCGTTGCTCCAGGTAATCGCTGCGGTTATAAGCACGCCGAACCTCATTCTTATCCACATGAGCAAGTGCTGCCTCAATCACATCAGGCGGAAAACCTTGCTCGTTGAGAGCTGTACTGGCAATAGATCGCAAACCGTGTGAAACGAGCACCCCACCAAAACCTGCGCGTTTAAGCGATGCGTTAACGGTTTGACTGTTCATCGGCTGGTTTGGCTTGATGCGGCTGGGAAAGATAAATTCTCGATTTCCACTTAACGGCTTCATCATCTCCAGTATCGCAATTGCTTCATCTGACAATGGAACAGTATGGTCGCGGTTCATTTTCATGCGTGCTGCAGGAATCTTCCATTCTCGGGCTTCTAGGTCTACTTCATCCCAGCGAGCTTCAGCCGCTTCGGCGGGACGGGTGATAGTAAGAAGTTGCCACATGAACAAGCAGCGTGTTGAAAGGCTAATGCTGGCTGTTCGCATCGTTTGCATCAACTGAGGCAACTGATCCGGGCGAATACTTGGCATATTCTTCTTCTGCGGCTTCTCAAATGCCTTGCCAATGTTGACACTGGGAACAGCATCAATCAGCCCTGTGTTTTGGGCATAGATCATGACCTCATTAATGCGTTGGCACAGTCGACGAACGGTTTCCAGTGCTCCTCTGGCCTGAACAGGTTGAACGGCCTGAACCAGTGTGTGAGCTTTAATATCTGTAACGCTAACGTCCCCAATTGCAGGAAAGACATCTCTCTCAAGAGAGCGCCAGATATCTTCTGCATAGTCCGCTGTCACGCTTGCTTTCTTCACATTCCACCAACGTTCAGCTACGAGCTGGAAAGTATTGGTTTTGGCTTCAATTGAACTGCGCAGTTGTTCCTGCTGATGTTCCTGGGGATCAATTTGTTTCGCCAGAAGAGAGCGGGACTCTGCCCGATAGTTTCGGGCATCGGCAAGGGTAACTGACGGGTAGGGGCCTATGCTCTTCTTCGCACGTTTCTTAGTGACAGGGCGAATGTAGCGAAACTGCCAGATTTTACTTCCGCTGGATTTGATTAGTAGCTCAAGGCCATCACCATCATAGAGAACGTAGTCCGCTTCCTTGGGCTTAGCAGATTCAATTTCTTTAACGGATAGAGGTTTGGTTTGTCTTGCCATTGCCGGGTTTCCATAGTTTTAGGCACCTCAAAAACAATAAAGCTTTATGAGGTGCCTAACAAGGTGCCTAAAAGGTTCGGATTTAATTAGTCGGCATCAGACTTCGCGGGACAAAATGAGGGCACAAAAAAGCCCGCAGGGCTTGCGCCGTGCGGGCTCTTAGGACTTCATCGGATGACTCTGGTAATCACCGATGGAGAATTTTGGTGGAGCTGGCGGGAGTTGAACCCGTGTCCGATATTTTGTAACTAACTAATATCAAATAACTAATTTATCGCTTTTGTTTCCACGGCTCCTTTACGGCTCCTTTCAGTTCCGGCCACTGACCTGGTTTGTTTTCCTTTCCGTGTTGCCGTCATACTCCTTCAGATAACGCCCGTAATGCCTGAAGAGCATCTCCGGTCCTTTGTGGCCCATTTGCGCTGCCAACCAGAAAAGGTTAACTCCGCGGCTTATCAAGCGAGTGGCGAAAGTGTGCCGTGTCTGATAGGGATTGCGATATCTGATACCGGCTTTCCGTAAGGTTGGTACCCAGGCTTTTTTTCTTATGGCATCCGCACTGGCCCATGGCTTGTTTGTCTTTGGATCCTCAAAGACACAGCTATCCTTCAAGAAGGTAAATGGCTTTTGTTCGTTTAAAGCAACCATCGCTTCCTCGGTTAATTCTACCTTGCGTGTGCCCGCCTTCGTTTTCGTACCTTTCGCCACTCCAGAAACGCTGGCACTCTGTACATGCGCCGTCTTTTCAACAAAATCAATATCTCTCCAGCGGAGTGCGCATAGTTCCGAACTGCGAAGCCCTGTCTGGATCGCAAATCTGAATAAGTTCTCCCACTGCTTATTGCCTGTTGATGTCAACAGCGCGTTCACCTCAGCTGGTGACAGCGGATCCACAATATAGCTACTTTCTGCATCGCTTTTATTGCTTTGATACCGTGATGCTGTAACCAGTGAAACTGGATTAATTTGAAGCACACCATCAGTTACTGCTTCATCAAGCGACGAGCGCAGAAAAGAAAGCTGGTTCCTGATGGTTTTGAGTGTCGTCTTCTGGCTCTGGATCCATTGCTTCAATGCCGCTGGCGTTAACTCACTGGCTGGTACTATATGCAATGACGACAAAGCACTACGGCATTTTTTATATCCGCCTATTGTCGATGGAGATAAATTACGTATCTCACAAATATCAAGGTATTCATCAAGATACATTTTGATGGTTTTACCTGATGCGGCATTACCAAAAATTTTCAATCGTGCTGAACGAGGGAAATATTCCGAATAAACAAATGTCCCTCGTTCAATTTTATTGTGAATTTCGCCGAGCGTTCGCTCGGCATATTTTAGATTTTTAGTGTTCACTTCGAGGTTAGAGAGTGGTTCTCGACATTTAACCCCTTTGTAGGTGAATGTGATATTGATGGTTTCACCGCTGCTGTGTTTCCTGATGGTTACGCCGCGCGGGAGTTTAGGCGATTCTTTCGTGCCCATTTTGCAACCTCACTAAGATCAATCCATCTTTCCTTAACGCCTTCGACCTTTAGCACCTGAACCCCTTCACGCCATACACCGCGCTGTATGCGCTTATTAATAGCATCAAGGGTTTCGCCAGTCTCTTTGCAATAACTTGAGATGGGAACACAATCGAGGTTCAGCATATACTTCTCCATTAACCCGGCTGCACCCGGGTAATTAATATTTGTCGCTGGTGGTGGGGATCAGCTTCTGCCAAATTGCTGAAACATATTTTGCCTGATGGCGCGCATCAGCCAGGGCATTATGCACATCGCCAATGAAAGGCATGTCACGCTTCGGATCGAAACCAACACTGCGACCGAGGGTAACAATCGTGCGTACATCATGATCGTTCCAAAATTCCCACGGGCAAATGCGTCCGGCGCGTTCGTAAGCTCCGCGCAGAATCACATTGTCAAAGGTGGCCCCGTTACCCCAGACCTTCATGTATTTGAGATTATATGCATGCCGGTGAATGAAATGGCTAAGTTCCGACAGTGCATCAGTGATAGGCATCGCGTCATCAACACAAATAGCCGATCGCGCTTCAGGGCTTTGTTTTAGCCACCAAAGAATCGTATCTCCGTCCGGTACCGCGCCTTGATTCATTGCGCTTTCAAGCGAGACAGCTGTATAGAATTCTTGACCAATTTCACCTGTCTGAGGGTTAAAAAAAACAGCACCAATTGAGACGATTGGCGCGTTTTTATTTTTGCCCATTGATTCAAGATCGATCATTAAATCGTTCATGTTAAATATCCTTTATATTTCAAATGCCATTTGAGGCGTGAAGCGATCGCGAACCGCATCGTACTGCAACGAGCTGGCGCTGTTGTATGCCTCTATGCGCTCAACCAGAACAGCTGCGCGTGTTTCTTTGCTTGCCGGCGCGTAAGCTGATTTATCCCATGCCTTATCAATGCCGATATTGCGCGCAACATTGGTGCTGTCTGCTGATGAGAGTGGTATGTGAGTGAAAATATCTTTATTCAGCATGCGAAGGCCATGAAGCTTGGTAATTGGATAGCCATGCGAATCAACTACGTGGCGGATCAGGTCTCGCAATTTTGCCCGGCAGGCGCGTGGCCGCTTTGCATCGTATTCACCCATTGAGCCTATGCAGACACGAGGGTACTCATGGCAGAGACGAATGAAACGTTCGTCAGGTTCGCTCATGTGCCAGACAGGTGCACCGACGAATTTACCGTGCGGCCATTCATCTATAAGAGCATCGTTCTCTTCGCTGGTTCCACCGATAACATCAGGGATCACTGCAAATGCGAAACGAGGATGATTCATCCACTCCTTAACGAATTCGTAATAGTCGTACCAGTTAACCGGCTGGCCCTTATCCCAGAAACTGAAAGCACCATTATCCAGCGCGAAAGATTGCGTTACCTCGCTGGCAAGGTTTAGTTGCCCAGGGTTGGCGAAGGAAATAAACGCGTGTCTGCCTTTCCACGCCTTCAGTGCGCATGTATCAGGGGTTATTGGTCCTCCGTGAAAATGTATCATCCTCCACCCCTGCGCTGTCTCTGCATGATTTCTAAATATTCCTGGCAACTGGCGCACGTTTTGCAGCCAGGCATTGCAACCCGGCGCGCCTCAGGAATGTCCTCTCCGCATTCAAAGCAGTGCTCTGCAGAGACTGCATTCTGATCAATACGGTGTTTTTGTATGGCCAACTGCAGGCGGTGCTCTACCAGCTCGTTTGCCTGATCGATGATGTCTGAACTCATACGGCACGCTCCTGGCGAAGTAACGCATCATGCAGTGCCATAGCACCAGCTTCACGGAGTGCAGCATCTTCATAACTGATGCCGTGTAAGTCCATGATGCAATCCCTATCGAGGCACTCCGTACAATCGTTGAGTGCGGATTTGATAGCGTTGGTACGCACTTCAGCTTGGAAAGCGTCGGTGGCTGGGGTTTTGATTTTCTTCGCTGCGGCCTCAATTTTTTCTTTCGTTTCGCTACCAATTTCGCTTGAGCCCAGCTTTCCGATGAAGCCAACGATTTGGTCAGGGAACTGCTTCAGCCATGCATTCTCCGTAGCCAATTCAGCAATCCGCTTCTCAGCGTTTGACAGTTGGAGGAGGAGTTCTTCAACTAACGTCACACGCATCACTACCTTCTGACAGTCGTGGCGTTTGGCTCTGGCGATTGTGCCGCGCAGAGTCGCATATTTGTTAGTGGTCATTGGACGGACTCCTGACGAAGATGGTTAATTTCGGCGTCAAGGCTCATTCGCTGGTCCATCGATTCCGTCAAGGCGGCAAATGTAACGTCCAGGCGAGTGGCTACCTCACGCATCAGAGAGGCTTCTGCTGGTGGCAGTTTCCCCGCCGCAGCATGGGCTGCGGCTACCAGTTCTTTTATCTTCATGCGAGGCATGCGCGTGATTCCGTAAGCTCATTGAAACGGTTAATGAACAAGCCATACGCCTGGCCTGGGCGAAGAGGAACGATCTGGACAATGTCGCTGGCCGGTATACCTTCAAGGCAAGGCCAGAGTGAACCGTCGTCGATATCCAGATCGCGGCGTTCTGTGGCAAGCATCACCAGATCGGCGTATTTCACAACCGCTGACATATCAGGAGTGATGCTGAATTTGGTGCGGATCAGGTCATCAACCATCGTCTCGATGCGTTGGTAATCTGGCAGAAGTGCTTTGAGAGGGGCAGGGATGTCCTGGCAATACGCTTCAGCCGCGTCATGCATCAGGGCTTCAAAGGCAAACTCTGGCGGCACAATTTGGCTGCACAGCACCGAGTGCTGGGCCACGCTGTAAAATTCCGGCAGATGACCACTGAAGCGGCAGATGTGGGAAAGTGCGGTCGCAATATCCTCGATCTCTACGTCTTCAGCGGTGGAATTGAGGTAATCGAATTTCTTACCTGAAAGTGTCTGGATATAACTCATCGTCTTTTCTTCTCCATATTTGGCAGCTGCACCTGCGCCAGTTTTTGGTTGTACGAATCCCTCGCCATTGGCGATTAATAAAGGAATTACGCTTCAATAAATCCCCGCGGCGCCGGGGATTTAATGCAGAGAAATTACGCTTTAAAGTTCCCGATAAAGGTTTCAACCGGCTTGTCGGTGAACTTCTCGATCAGCAGGTCACGGAACTCGTTGGCGATTGCTTCTTCTTGGGCTTCCAGTTGAACGATTCGGAGTACAAATACAGGCTCTCCGCTCTTAAGCAGGCTGTTGCGCAGGCTAAAGCGGCGTTCGCCCAGGCCTTCATATGGGACGCATTTGAACTCAAAGGCCACCGGCATGACGTCTTTACTGCTGGCTTCAACGCTCTGCATCAAGGACTTTTTGCCGCCAAAGTCTTCGTCTTCATGAGCTGATTCCGAGACTTGTTTAATGTTGACGCGGCGAACAGCACCAGCTGCTTGCGCGATGGACAATGCATTGCCTTCAGCATCAAATGCGATGAGGTAGTCGGCCCAGTCTTCCAGCCACTCAGCGATTTCTTTCTGTCCCAGTCGATCGCCATTAACCTGAAGCAGGGCTCGGAATGGCGCTGTCTTTTTGAGGGTGATCGAGGCGATGTTATCAGCATGGCCAGGGTTAGCCAGCGTACCGATATTGAACACGGAGCGTGCGGTCATGTTGTCAGCATCGATAAAGCATCGTGCTGGTTCGTCGGCTTTGGCGTAGCCTGCGGCGTAACGCACAAAATCAGGAATACTGGTTGTGGTCATGGCGCCACGGAAGCGAAAACGCTCCAGCTCGAAACGCTCGAGGCTTTCTACGTGAACCCCTTCAGGAAGCAGGGCAGTCGGGCATGCCGTAACTTTTGCTGCTTCCAGGTGGTAACCGGAAAGAACCAGGTCTTTTACCTGCTGCAGTGCATTGCCGTCTAAAATCTGGGACATAAAATTTCCTTAATATGTGGTCAAAGGGATGTCAGTGATTTGTCTGCTGCGGATCACTGTGCCGCTTTAAGCTTTCCGTCAACGCCGCCGTTGATCCCGAACAGCTGCCCCTGATCTTCCTGCAGGATGGTCAGCTTGCCGCCTTTGTTAACCCACATTGGTGTTTCGGTGGTGTCTTCTTCGGAGGCTTTACCGCGCGGGGTTGGTGTGACGTAGTTCAGCTTGTGCTTGATCTTGACGCGCTTCTCTTCGACGGAGTTACCCATACGCTCAATATCAAAGGTGAGGACTACTTTGCCTTTGGTACCGTTGTTCAGAACGCCAAGCGCGGTAGTGTTTAAAGCTGCCGCGATCTTGTTCATGAACACACCGGCATCCAGTTCGCCCAGAAAATCGGGCACTACGGTCATGCGGTCATTACTCATGGTTTTACCCTCTGTGAGGCGGCTGCCACCGCCAGTGAACTTCTCCATACACAACAGAGAAGGGCACCTGCGCGAGTTTTGTAGGTAGACAGGCCACTTCCATCGCGCCCGGGTGGATTGGGTTATGAGCCCGTCGCCCGGTGATGCCCTTGTCTGTTGTGTAAAAAGGTGCCCACCGATGTGATGGGCAAAGACTACACACAGCAATTAATTTGTTGTGGCGGTGGTGCCTCCACCTGCCGGACCGGCCAGAACCAGCGACGCTACACTTCAAGAAACGTATTCATTTCAAATGTTGAAATAAAAACTTGTTGGCCTCGTCACGTGCGCAGAGCCGCATTACCACAACGGTGAGAGCACTGTTTCCCTGCTTTACCGCGTCGCGTCTCACGCAGTCCGATAATCAGCAATGCTCTCGCCTGTTGTGCCCTTAAAAAGCTGGCGGTTACCGATACGGAGTGATCGGGCCGCCAGAAGGGTCGTTGGCATTGGCTTCAGGTATCTTCGGGCGGGGTGCTAAGGGGGTGATTAGCCCTGATCCTTAACACTCCTGCTGGTTTTCGGTATTCCTGGCTTGGGTATCGCCACCAGCTATAGGAATTTGACTACGAGTTGCGGTTAATCAGGCCGCATCTCTGTTACCCCTCCCGAAGACACCTTTCAGCGAATCATCCCGGTCTTCATCTGCCCCGGGCGGCTACTTCGTGGGCGTCCTGCCTGTTCGCTGTTGATGGAAATGAAGATAAAAGATATTTGCGAAATGCGCAAGAAATAAAATGCGTAAAACGCAATTGAAGGGGCGTAAAAAAACCGCCGTGTTGGCGGTTCCTTGCTCTGATGGGTTGTTAACCGTGCCGTTTAACTGACTGCGATTGACTGATCATTACCTTGCCGAAAACATAGAATCTGTCTTCATTGGACTTATCCACCGACCATTCTCGATATTTTGGGTTATCGGAAATGACAAGAATTTTATCTGGTATCATCTGCAATCTTTTTACATATATTTTATCATCAAAACCAAAGACATAAATCCCATCGCCATCAAACTCGTTGATTGAGATATCAACGAAAATCAAGTCGCCAGGTTCAATGGTATCAGCCATGCTATCACCACGAACGTTGATCACTTTGACCGTATCAGGTGTTCTCCCACCAAATAACGCAACGGCTCTTTCGCTGTTGTACTCAATGGACCTGATGACGTCGACGACATCACTACCTTGTATATGGCCCATGCCTGCACTGGCGCTGACATCGAGCAACTCGACTCTAAACACAGGGTCACCCTCTCCATAAGCTGGATTATTACCACTGGATTTACATACAGTAGTTTCATTTGGAGATGGTGTAAAGAGTTCTGCCACACTAACACCCAGTGCCGCGGCATATTTGCTAAGCGATTGTTCGGTAAATGACTTTTGTTTTCCTGTTTCCACTCGGGAGACGTTCGCACCGTCAATACCTACAGCTTCAGCAAGATCTGAAATTTTCATGCCCTTTTCGAGGCGTAATTCTCTAATGCGGTTTCCTATGTTCATGCGCCCATTACAGGTTGTTTTTGCGTGATATGCAAAGCAACTTGCGCAAGTCGTAACTACACATTAATATGCGTAATACGCAATTACAGGGGGCATTATGCAATCACCGTTACGAAATTTGCGAAAATCGCAAGGTTTAACTCTCTCTCATGTAGCAAACGTGGTGGACATTGATCCAGCCAACCTAAGCCGAATTGAAAGGGGCCAACAAATCGCATCACTCGATGTAGCTGAAAGGCTTGTGAAGTTTTATTCGGGCCAAATTGATGAGCTCCAAATTTTGTACCCGCACCGTTATACGCAGGCTACAGAAATTGGGACAGCATCGGTACCACAGGAAAAAGGGGAAAGCCGTGGGTAACGAACCTGAATGGAAAGTAGATAAGCAGCCAGCCTGGCTGGTGGCCGCAATCAAAAAAACGATAACCGAGCTTCCGGGCGGGTATTCCGAAGCAGCTGAGTGGTTGGGTGTGACCGAGAACGCGCTGTTTAACCGTCTGCGTACCGATGGCGATCAGATCTTCCCGCTCGGTTGGGCGATGGTGCTTCAGCGTGCTGGTGGTTCAAACCACATAGCGAACGCTATCGCACGTCACTCGAACGGTGTTTTTGTGCCATTGGCCGATGTTGAAGAAGTTGAGAACGGTGATATCAACCAGCGACTCATGGAGTCAGTTGAGTGGATCGGCAAGCATTCCCAATACGTTCGTAAAGCTACCGCTGACGGCGTTATCGATGCTCAGGAACGCGCGCAGATTGAAGAGAACAGCTATCAGGTGATGGCTAAGTGGCAGGAACATTTGACGCTGCTTTTCCGTGTGTTTTGTGCGCCGGAAAAGAGTGACGCCCGCGAGTGTGCAGCTCCGGGCGTCGTGGCAGACAAATCTTGTATGGAGAAGTAATCCGCATGACCAGTTTAACGGCTTTTAACCGTTTACCGCAACTCAGGATGATCCCGGTACCGGGCGCACCGTTGTTTCGGTATGAACGCAGAATAGCAAACCGCTGGGTGCCATGTAACCACAGTCGGGCGGTCGCAATTGTGGGGGTTTACTACAGGAAGGCGAAACGCTTATGCGCGAAGTTAACCGAAGGTTCAAAGACCACAGAGGGATCCCCGTTCGGGTTATCCGATGGGAGCCAGAAACTCAACGAGTTATCTACCTGCGGGATGGTTATAACCACGAATGCTTCAGCCCGCTCGAACAATTCAAGCGCAAGTTTACAGAGTTAAAGGACGACCATGAGCACTAAATTAACGGGTTACGTTTGGGACGCTTGTGCCGCTTCTGGCATGAAGCTGTCCAGCGTTGCCATCATGGCGCGTCTGGCTGACTTCAGCAGTGATGAAGGGGTTAGCTGGCCTTCCATTGCTACCATCGCGCGCCAGATTGGGGCTGGTGAGAGCACGGTTCGCACAGCCATATCTCAATTGGAGAAAGACGGTTGGTTAACCCGCCAGCAGCGCCGTAAAGGCAACCGCAATGCATCGAATGTTTACCAGCTCAATGTTGCGAAATTACAGGCTGCTGCCTTTTCTCACCTGTCAGATTCTGACGCATCAAAATCTGATGCCTCAAAAACCGACGCGTCAAAATCTGAGGCATCAAAAAACGATGAAAAAGGCGGTTTTCACCCGTCAGAATCTGGGGGGGATCCGTCAGTAAATACAACTACTGATCCATCAGATACAAAACCTTCTTGTCCGGTTGCGCCGCAACCAGACCCTGAAGTGATGATCACCGATAACGCCATTCTGGTACTGAATCATTTGAACCTGGTTAGCGGCTCCCGCTATCAGAAATCAAAAACCTCTCTGGAAAACATCCGTGCTCGTTTGCGTGAAGGTTACACCGTTAGCGACTTAAAGCTGGTGATTGACCTTAAGCATGAGCACTGGAACGGAAATGACGTGCAGTACCAGTACATGCGCCCTGAAACACTATTTGGCCCGAAAAAATTTGAGGGTTATCTGCAAAGCGGGATCCGCTGGGATAAGAAAGGCCGTCCCCCGCGTGAAAGCTGGGGCGAGAAGAAACATGACCCGATGAAGTTCGGCCCGGTAGATACCAAAATTCCAGAGGGGTTCAGAGGATGACAGAAAATAAATACTGCCGCGCACTGGCTGAGCTCCGTTCAAAACCAGCGCATGAACTGAAAGAGGTTGGTGATCAGTGGCGCACACCAGATTTACTGTTTTGGGGCATAAATTCGATATTTGGCCCGCTGGTTCTGGATTTGTTCGCAGACGACAGCAACGCTAAATGCCCTACCTGGTATACCGCCGAAGATAACGCACTGACGCAGGATTGGTCAGAGCGTCTGGCAGAACTCGGTGGCGCCGCGTTTGCTAACCCGCCATACAGCCGCTCTCAGTATCATGAAAAGCAGGCCATCACCGGCATGACTCACATCATGAATCACACGATGGCGATGCGTGAAAAAGGTGGTCGTTACATCTACCTCGTGAAGTCAGCCACAAGCGAAACATGGTGGCCGGAAGATGCCGATCACATCATGTTTATTCGTGGTCGTATTGGGTTTGATCTTCCTGTTTGGTTTGTTCCCGCTGACGAGAAGCAGCAGCCCACCAGCGCTTTTTTTGCCGGGGCTATCGCAGTCTTCGACAAAACGTGGCGCGGTGAAAGCTTCAGCTATATCAACCGCAACGAGCTGGAAGAAAAAGGGCGGGCTGCATTGTCATTGGCTCAATTCGCCGCGGCAAAAATGGCCCTCCCGACACTGCCGGAAAAGGTGATGCCTGCTCCAATTGAAACGCCTGAGGTAGAGTCGCGCATCTGGCCACTGGAAGTTGGTCTGGTATTCGATCAGGTCGAGGGAGCGGACTCTCTGGGTATTACCCAACAGAACAAGTTGAAGGCCAACATCAACCAACTCTGGCTTGAGCGTATGCCTACTAACGAAATAATCAGCGTTGCTGGTGGTCTGGTCAGCAGCATGCAGGGGGCCGTCAATGCGTGAAATTATCGTTGATAACTTTGCTGGCGGCGGTGGCGCGAGTACCGGCATTGAACTGGCGATCGGGCGTAGCGTGGATATTGCTATCAACCACGACGAAAACGCTATTGCGATGCATAAGACGAATCACCCGGACACGCTGCATTATTGCGAGTCGGTGTTTGACGTTGACCCAGGCGCAGCCACCAGCGGTAAACCTGTCGGTCTGGCCTGGTTTAGCCCTGACTGCCGCCATTTTTCCAAAGCGAAGGGCGCTAAGCCAGTTAAGAAAGAGATTCGCGGGCTGGCGTGGATTGTCCTGCGCTGGGCGCTGGCAGTACGTCCGCGCGTCATGATGCTGGAGAATGTCGAAGAATTTAAGACATGGGGCCCGCTGCTGGATGAAGAATTACGCCCGGATCCTGAGCGCGCTGGTGAAACATTCGAGGCATTTGTCGGCATGCTGTCGACGGGGATTGCGGCGAATCACCCTGCACTGGCTGAGGTTTGTGAATTCCTTGCCATTGAGCCGCACGGCCAGCAGGCGCAACAGCTGATCGGCGGGCTTGGTTATGAGGTTGATTATCGGGAGCTGCGTGCATGTGACTACGGCGCGCCGACGATCAGAAAGCGTTTCTTCATGGTCATGCGCTGTGACGGCCGCAAGATTCATTGGCCTGAAGCGACCCATGGGGATCCAAAATCACTGGAAGTACAAAGCGGCAAGCTGGCGCCATGGCGTACCGCGGCAGAATGCATTGACTGGAATATCCCGGCCCGGTCTATCTTCGACCGCAAAAAGCCGCTGGCAGAAAATACGCTCAAACGTATAGCCCGCGGCATCCAGCGTTTCGTTATCGAGAATGCTTCGCCGTTTATCGTTAAGTGCAACCACACCACTTCACACGGCAAATATGATTGTTTCCGTGGGCAGGAGCTTGAGGCTCCTTTACAGACCATCACGAAAACCCACGGCTATGCGCTGGCGGTACCGCACCTGACTAAATTCCGCACCGGGGCCACCGGGCAGCCAGTAACCGAGCCGGTACCAACTGTCACCGCTGGTACGTCGGCGCGCCCGGGCGGGAATGGGCATGCTCTCGGCGTAGTTGAGGCTGCGCTGACCCCGTTCCTGGCTGGCAACGGCGGTAGTGAGTACCAGGCAAAGCCGCGCCCGCTGGATAAACCCGCTCATACAATCCTCAAGCAGTCTCGCGCATGTGTGGTTGCGCCGGTCATCGCCCGCCAGTTTGGTGCCAGCGTCGGCCACAGGGCAGACGAGCCGAGCGCAACGATTACTGCTGGCGGTGGCGGTAAGTCGCAGCTGGTAACCCCAACACTGATCCAGATGGGATACGGCGAACGCCCAGGGCAAGAACCGCGTGTTCTTCAACTTAATAACCCGCTCGGCACGGTCACTGCTGGTGGTAATAAGTTTGCGACGGTGAGCGCGTTCCTGGCGAAGCACTATGGTGGGAATTACACGGGGCCGGGTGTTGGTATGGATGAGCCTGCCCACTCAGTGACTACTGTTGATCATCACGCGGTAGTTGCGTCGCACCTGGTGAAGCTGCGCGGAACCTGCCGCGACGGTCAGACCGTGGATACACCTATGCCGACGATTACCGCTGGTGGTCAGCACGTTGGCGAGGTCCGGACATTCCTCGAAACCTACTGCGGTGAAAGCGAGGATGAATGGCTGGTGACGATCGAGGGGGTTAAGTACCAGATCGTCGATATCGGAATGCGCATGCTGCAACCGCATGAGCTTTATAAGGCGCAGGGTTTCCCTGATGGCTACGTTATTGATCAGGACTATCGCGGCAATCGTTACGCCAAAGACAAGCAGGTAGCGCGCTGCGGTAATGCAGTACCTCCGCCGTTCGCCCGTGCGTTGGTTGAGGCAAATCTTCCTGAGTTATGTGCAAATCAAAAGGCGGGTGCAGCCGCCTGATATGGAGAAATAGCATGAATCAGTTAACCGCAAAGGGTGTTGTGACAATGTCCAGCCGTGAAATTGCCAGGCTGGTACAGAGCAAACATGGTGATGTGAAGCGCTCAGCTGAGCGCCTTGCATCTGCTGGTATTTTAACCGCGCCGTTGGCGCACACCCCCTACATACACCCGCAAAACGGGCAAACATACGAGGAGTATTGGTTCAACAAACGTGATTCTCTGGTGATCGTCGCCAGGCTATCGCCAGAATTTACCGCCGCTGTTGTCGATCGCTGGCAAGAGCTGGAGAACAGTCAGGCCGTAAGTGTCCCGCAAACATTGCCGGAAGCATTACGTCTCGCCGCGGATCTGGCAGAGCAGAAAGAACAACTCAGCCAGCAGTTAGCCGCTGCCGCGCCGAAAGTTGAGTTTGTCGATCGGTATTGTACTGCTAAAGGCTCAATGTCTTTCCGCCAGGTGGCAAAGCTGTTGCAGGCCAAAGAGACCGATTTCCGCTTATTCCTCATTGAGAGCGGCATTTTGTACCGGCTCAGTGGAGTGCTGACGCCGCGGCACCAGCACATTGCTGCCGGGCGGTTTGAAGTGAAAACTGGCACTACGAGCGAAACAAACTACGCATTTAGCCAGGCGCGTTTTACACCCAAAGGCATCGAGTGGATCGGCGGATTGTGGACGGCACACATCGCTAAGGGGCATGCCGCGTGAGAGGACTGTTTACAGCCGAAACTGTTCCGCGCCTGGGGCTTGTACTGTTAAAGCCGGGTAGCGAACTGATGTCTTTGTTTCAACAGGGGCGTGTGCTGGTGGAGCCTCAGCCAAATAACATGGCTGGGCTTCCGTCAGGGCTCGTCCCTGATGCCAGGCAGCCGCTGGCCGAAGATAAGTCCCTCGAGGAATTCTTCACCGACGAGAGAGTTATCCGTGCAGCAGGCGGTTTGACCGCGCTGGAATCCTGGTTAGAGCGTAACGTGAAGGAATGCCAGTACCCGCACACTGATTATCACCATCATGAGCTGGTAACGATGCAACATCCCCCTGGATCAATATTGCTCTGTTGGCATTGCGATAACCAGCTGCGCGAGCAAACCACCGCGGCGCTGGCAGAACTGGCCCGGCGTAACCTCATTAACTGGCTGATCAACTCCATCCTGTCTTCGCTTGGCTACAACAACGAGCGTGAACTATCCCTCGGTGAATTGTGCTGGTGGGCCGTTTACTCAGGCATTGCTGATGCAATCACGGAAAGGATGGCCCAGCATGCGCTTCGCTTACCGGATGAGCCGTTTTTATCCGTGTATAGGGAAAGTGACATTGTGCCGATGCCCCCGGCAAAAAGCATTTTGCAGAAGAAGGTCACCCCTGCGGTCACGGCTGCGGCATTAAAGCATGGAGCAAATCAGGAAGTGGTCTATGACCAGCCAAAGGTTCTGGCTCTGCATGCGGATCCTGAATCCCCTGAATCATTCATGTTGCGCCCAAAACATCGTCGGTGGGTGAATGAGGACTATACACGATGGGTTAAAACCCAGCCCTGTGAAGGTTGCCGGCGGCCAGCGGATGATCCGCACCATGTCATTGGTCAGGGCATGGGCGGTACCGCCACTAAAGCCCACGATTTGTTTGTGTTCCCTCTGTGCAGAGAGTGTCACGACAAACTACATGCTGATGTTGCAGCGTTCGAGAAAAAACACGGAACCCAGCTGGAGCTGCTATTCCGGTTTATGAATCGAGCGCTGGCGATCGGCGTAATAACAAAAGCGTAATTGTATGGAGCGCTGAGCATAATGAATTTACAAGAACTGGAATATACGCGAATTGAGCTGCGCCGCGCGCTGGCAGATTTATCAGGAACGACCAAAGGACAGCTGCAGGCGTTCAGTGAGCATCCACCAGCAGATAAGAACAAATACCCCCGGCACCATCCTGAAATCGTCATGGAGGGTGGTGAAGGTTGTGGATCAAAGGTTGTAAAAACGCTGGCCACTCCACTTTATGTTCTTGAGACAAGGAGCCGTCGTCGACCTTTACCGCCTATTAAGGATACGGAGTTCGCTTGTTCAGCATGGCGTCGGTCGGTGAATGGTCTGGGGGAGCATTTGCAGGCATGGGTGCGGTATTGCTATGGGTATGACCTGACATTCCGGTACCAGACGTTAATGTGCCAGCACGTGTGGGAACAGTTTCAACGTCAGCATAGCGGCAAAAAAATACAGGGCCGTGTCACTAAAAAACTGATAGGGCTTGTCTGGCTGGCGGCGCAAGAAGTTGCTGCCTCGCGTAATAACGATACCTATCAGGAGTATGCTGGTGCAGCGCTGGCGCGCATGGTCAGCGTTGAGCGTTCCACCTGGCTCAGAGTGTATTCAGGCCACTGGGCGGCTTTCAAAGCGTCGTTTGCTGAAATGGACAGCCAGGCACTATGCGAAATTTTGTCACGGTACGAAGAGTACCAAGAACTGAAAGTGGCGGAAATGTGAGGTAACTTTCACTAACTCCCTCAATTAGGCTTGCAAAATGCAACAAAATGAGCCATATTTGAAGCTAATTTGATATTTTGTCATAATTCTATCTAACCTCGCCTCGGCGGGGTTTTTTTATGCCTTTTGTATCTAAAGCTTGATGCAAAAATGAACCAGAGTTATCTGTGTGTCACACGATAAAAAAGGGGAAAAGGCATGCAAAATCAACCTTATATGACAGAAGAAGCAAAGGCGGTTTTTAACGAACTCAGCACTTCACCAGCGACAGCTGGGGAAATTGCACAGAATACGCACCTAAGCCGAGAGAAATGCCAGCTCATCCTGACGCAGCTGGTTATGGCGGGGTTATCAGATTATCAATTTGGATGTTACAAACGCCTCCACTGAAGGGGGCATTCTGCTGTGGAAATGGGCGGCTGGCGGGTGTTGTAGCACCCAACCAGCCATTAGCTCATGCTTTCAGGTCACAAGCTAACCAAGGCCCACTGCTTTAGCGCAAAAGCATAGTGAGCCTATCAGAGTTACGCTTACGGATCTATGAAAAATACTGTAATTATAAACAGTGTTGAGCTTATCAACGCTGACTGCCTGCAATACCTCGCAACCCTCCCAGATAACGCTATTGACCTTATTGTTACGGATCCTCCTTATTTTAAGGTGAAGCCGAACGGCTGGGATAATCAGTGGAACGGTGACGCCGACTATCTTCGCTGGCTTGATATGTGTCTTGCCCAGTTCTGGCGAGTGCTTAAGCCTGCCGGCAGTCTGTATTTGTTTTCAGGTCACCGACTTGCATCCGATATTGAGATCATGATGCGTGAACGCTTCAACGTCATGAACCACATTATCTGGGCGAAGCCATCAGGGCGCTGGAACGGGTGTAATAAAGAAAGCCTGCGCTCTTACTTCCCCGCGACGGAACGTATCCTTTTCGCTGAGCATTATCAGGGGCCATATAAGCCGAAAAGCGACGGGTTTGCTGAGAAAAGCAACGAGGTCAAACAGCACGTCATGGCTCCGTTAATCACCTACTTTCGGGATGCACGAGCCGAACTGGGCGTCACGTCAAGGCAAATAGCTGACGCCACCGGAAAGAAAAATATGGCGTCTCACTGGTTCGGTGCCAGTCAGTGGCAACTACCGAACGAGCAGGATTACGAAAAGCTGCAGGAATTGTTCACTCAGATCGCCATTGAGAAGCACCGCGCCTCTGAACTCAAAGCACCGCATCACCAGCTGGTGGCCACATGGCATTCGTTGAACCGGAAATACCTTGATCTGCTGGAAGAGTACAAAACTCTTCGGCGGCATTTCTCTGTGACAGTAGCCGTGCCCTATACAGACGTCTGGACACATAAACCCGTCCAGTTCTATCCAGGCAAACACCCGTGCGAAAAGCCCGCTGATATGTTGCGGCAAATCATCAACGCCAGCAGCAGGCCCGGCGATGTGGTAGCTGATTTCTTTATGGGCTCGGGATCAACTGTTAAAGCAGCCATTGAACTGGGCCGCCAGGCTATCGGCGTAGAACTGGAAGAGGAACGTTTCAACCAGACGGTAAGTGAGGTAAGGCAACTGGCAGGGGAATAAAAGCTTGGGTCGCTATCGCGGCCCTTTTTATTACCTCAACTGGACACCCGCAACGTAGCGAGGTGAGAGCATGTATCGAATGGAAAAAATCACGACGGGTATTGCATACGGCGCATCGGGAGGGGGGACCGGATACTGGTTGCTTCAGCTCCTCGATAAAGTCTCCCCATCTCAATGGGCGGCCATTGGTGTGCTCGGTAGCCTCATGTTTGGTTTGCTGACGTGGTTAACGAGTCTGTACTTCCAAATCAAAGCGGATCGCCGCAAAGCTGCGCGGGGTGAATGATGTCGAACAAAGCAAAGCTCAGCGCAGCAGTGCTGGCGCTAATCGCGTCAGGGGCATCTGCTCCACTCATATTCGACCAATTCATCAGCGAGAAAGAAGGCAATGCGCTGGTGGCCGTTGTTGATCCGGGTGGGGTCTGGTCTTTATGTCACGGCGTGACCGTTATCGATGGCAGGCGTGTTGTTAAAGGCATGACGGCCACTGAGGAACAATGCCGGAAGGTTAACGCTATTGAACGCGATAAGGCATTAGCCTGGGTTGATCGCAATATCAAAGTGTCTCTGACAGAGCCACAGAAGGTGGGTATCGCATCCTTCTGCCCGTATAACATCGGCCCCGGTAAATGCTTCCCATCGACCTTCTATAAGCGCATCAATGCAGGTGACCGCATCGGTGCATGCGAGCCAATCCGCTGGTGGATTAAAGACGGTGGCCGTGATTGCCGTCTAACCAAAGGCCAGAAGAATGGCTGCTATGGTCAGGTTGAGCGACGGGACCAGGAAAGTGCGCTGGCGTGCTGGGGGTTAGACCAATGATCAGCGAGTCTCTTAAGACCTGGTGGAAAGCCGCCACGGTTTCAGCGCTTCTCATTGCCTCATTCGCCGCAGGTAGTGTGTGGACGGAACGAGCATGGGAAAAGAAATGGGCAGATCGTAATAGTGCGGAGTCCTCCCAGGCAGAGAACGCTCAAACGGTTGCCCGTATGATTGAACAAGGGCGAGTAATCGCTCGCGATGAGGCTGTTAAAAATGCACAAGAACAGGCTGCAAAAGCGGCTGAGAATGCTGCTGGCCTGTCTGCCACTGTTAGCCAGCTGCGCACCGAAGCAACAAAACTTGCCACCCGCCTGGACGCCGCAAAGCACACCTCAGGTCTTGCCGCTGCCGTCGGAAGCAAAACAACCAGCGCTAACGCCGCAATGCTCGCCGACATGCTCGGAAGCATTGCAGAAGAAGCTAGATACTATGCTGGGCGATCTGATGAAAGCTACCGGGCAGGAATGACCTGTGAAAGGATTTACGACTCGATCAGAGAGTCAGACAGGGCGGCTATCCCCGGCAAGGGATAATGCAGCATTTATCCCCCCAAAAGGATAATGGGGGTATTGATAATCATTATTATTCGATGGGTCCTCCCGGCGGGGTTGCCTACCACGGGGCGGCGCGCTCGCGGGAAAAGGCTAGTTTTTCGGATCCAGGGTCATCATCATCATGTGCGCAGGTCTTTGATTTAATTAGAGGCCATTTTCGTAAGATGTCGAATCGTTCAAAAAGTGTTCACCATCATGGACCAGGAAATTGCCACTTTAAAACTCAATATCAACCAGCTTGCAGGGATAACCGGCGTACACCGTCAGACGGTTGCCGCGAGGCTGAAAAATGTCGAACCCGCGCCTGGCAGCAACAGCAAATTAAAGCTTTATCTGGTGACTGACATTCTGACAGAACTGATGATCCCTACCGTTTCGGCCAATATCGATGATATGCCCCCCTCTGACAGGCTGTCCCACTGGAAAGCAGAGAACGAGAGGCTGAAGTTCGAACAGGATACGGGGCAGTTAATACCTGCAGATGAGGTGGCGCGAGAATTCTCATTGATGGCGAAAGCCGTCGTCATGGTACTTGAAACCCTCCCGGATGTGCTCGAGCGCGACTGTGCTTTAACGCCTGCTGCGGTTTCGCGCGTGCAAAGCGTTATCGATGATCTGCGTGACAAGATGGCCGAGAGGGTGCAGGACGCTGAAACAGAGGAGGAAGAGCCAGAGGAGGACTGATGGCAAAGCGGGCATCCGCCAGGGGCATCCGCCGCGATGTTTCCGGTATTTTACGTGCCCCGCGTCGTATGCCGGTGGCCGATGCGGTCAGTAATTATATGCGCGTGCCTATGGGGGCGGGAAACTCCGTACCATGGGATCCGGATCTGGCCCCCTATGTTATTGAGCCAATGAACTGCCTGGCATCGCGTGAATATGACGCAGTGGTGTTTGTTGGCCCGGCGCGAACGGGTAAAACAATCGGACTCATTGACGGCTGGATTGTCTTTAACATCGTCTGCGATCCGGCAGATATGCTTGTTATTCAGGTATCAGAGGAAAAGGCGCGCGAGCATTCAAAAAAACGTCTGGACCGAACTTTTCGCTGTAGCCCTGAAGTGAAAACCCGGCTGAGCCCAAGGCGTAACGATAATAACGTTTACGATCGTACTTTCCGCGCCGGTAACTATCTGAAACTGGGCTGGCCATCCGTCAACATCATGTCGTCCTCTGACTATAAAAGTGTGGCGCTGACGGATTACGACCGCTTTCCGGAAGATATCGACGGAGAAGGCGACGCTTTTTCACTGGCATCGAAGCGTACCACGACATTCATGTCCTCCGGGATGACGCTGGTTGAGAGCTCGCCCGGGAGGGATATCAGAGACACAAAATGGCGGCGTTCCACGCCCCATGAAGCACCGCCAACTACCGGAATATTATCGCTCTATAACCGTGGCGACCGTCGCCGTCTTTACTGGCCGTGCCCGCATTGCGGCGAATATTTCCAGCCGGAAATGGACAATATGACCGGGTATCGCGACAGCAGCGATCCTGTGCTTGCCAGCGAAGCGGCGATTCTACAGTGCCCGGCCTGTAAGGGCAGGATCACACCGGATATGAAGCGTGCGCTTAACATGAAATGTGTGTGGCTCCGCGACGGGCAGAGTATCGACAGTAAAGGCCAGGTAAGCGGTGATGGCCGACGTTCCCGTATTGCCTCCTTCTGGATGGAAGGTCCGGCAGCGGCTTACCAGACCTGGTCGCAGCTTATCTATAAATTCCTGACCGCCGAGCAGGAATATGAATCCACCCGCAGTGAAGAAACCCTGAAGACGGTCATCAACACCGATTTCGGCAGGCCCTATTTGCCGCGGGCCAGCATGGAGCAGCGCAAAAGTGAATTGCTCGAGCAGCGTGCCGAAGATGTCCCTAAACGTTCGGTACCGGATGGCGTGCAGTTTCTCACCGCGACCGTTGACGTACAGGCCGGTCGCAACAGGCGCTTTGTTGTGCAGATTACGGGTTATGGAAGTATGGGTGAGCGCTGGATAGTTGACCGTTACAACATCCGGCATTCGCTGCGCTGCGACGGCAACGGGGAGAGCATTCAGGTGGACCCGGCGAGCTATCCGGAGGACTGGGATCTTTTACTCACCGACGTCTTTGATAAAACGTGGCCGCTCGCGTCTGACCCGTCAAAGGGCATGCGGCTTATGTCGATGGCTGTGGACTCCGGGGGCGAGGACGGCGTGACGGATAATGCCTACAAGTTCTGGCGAAGATGTCGCCGCGAGGGGCTGGGTAAGCGTATCTATCTCTTCAAGGGTGACAGCGTCAGGCGTAGCAAACTTATCCAGCGAACATTTCCTGATAATACGGGCAGATCAACGCGTCGCGCACAGGCGACGGGGGATGTGCCTCTTTATCTTCTCCAGACCGATGCCCTCAAAGACCGTGTGAATAATGCGCTGTGGCGGGATTCACCTGGCCCAGGCTATGTGCATTTTCCCGCCTGGCTGGGCAGCTGGTTCTATGACGAACTGACGTATGAGGAACGCTCGAATGAAGGGAAGTGGAGTAAGCCCGGGCGGGGCGCAAACGAAGCATTCGACCTGCTCGTTTATGCCGATGCGCTCGCCATCCTTAGTGGTTACGAAAAAATCAAATGGCCGTCAGCTCCTGAGTGGGCACGGCGGGAAACGTGGATCGAGGTCACGCAGACGGAAACTGGCGAAATGCCATCCCCGTCGCCTGCGCCGAAATCAAAATCAAAACCAAAACGCGAGAAGCCCGTAACCGAGCAGGCTAATCCGTGGTCTTCGTCAGGAGGTTGGGTGTGAATCCAGCAGATATTCAAAACATGATCGACCGCTACGCCGCAGCCGAGCTGTCTGTTCTGGAGGGTAAATCAATCACTTTCAACGGGCAGCAGATGACGCTCGAAAACCTGTCGGAAATCAGAAAAGGCCGTCAGGAATGGGAGCGCCGACTGGCAACGCTCAATAATAAACGCCGCGGGCGACCCGGCTACAGGCTGGCGAGGTTTGGATGAGTTTTTTAGATGATGCGATTGGCGTGTTTTCGCCAGGCTGGAAAGCCTCACGCCTGCGTGCCCGTGCGGTAATTAAGGCGTATGAGGCGGTTAAGCAAACGCGTACCCACAAAGCCCAGAAAGAAAATCGCTCTGCCGATCAGCTCAGCCAGATGGGGGCGGTTTCACTGAGGCAGCAGGCGCGCTGGCTGGACAACAACCATGATCTGGTGATCGGCGTTTTCGACAAGCTGGAAGAAAGGGTGGTGGGTGCGAAGGGCATCATAGTTGAACCGCATCCGATGCTGAGTAACGGGAAGATCGCTAAAAAGCTGGCCACTGATATCCGCAGAAAGTGGGGCGAATGGTCCGTAAGACCCGATGTCACAACCCAGTTTACCCGCCCCATGCTGGAGCGACTGATGCTGCGAACGTGGCTCAGGGACGGTGAGGTATTTGCTCAGCTGGTTCGCGGTACCGGAAATGGTCTTCAGCCCGTTGCTGGCGTGCCGTTCTGGCTGGAAGCGCTGGAGCCGGACTTCGTGCCAATGAACAGCGATGCCGCCACCCAGCTCAATCAGGGTGTTTTTGTCGATAACTGGGGGCGGCCTAAAAAATATCAGGTCTATAAAAGCCTGCCGGTGTCCGGGCGTCAGTTCGATACCAAAGAGATAGATGCAGAGAACATGCTTCATCTCAAATTCACCCGACGCCTGCACCAGACCCGTGGAACGTCTCTTTTGTCAGGTGTCCTGATGCGGCTGAGCGCGCTGAAAGAGTACGAGGACTCTGAGCTTACTGCAGCAAGAATTGCTGCTGCACTCGGCATGTATATCAAAAAAGGCGACGGACAGAGCTTCGAGTCTGATTCCAGCAGCGATGACCGCGAGCTGATGATTCAGCCCGGGATGCTCTATGACGAGCTGCAGGCCGGGGAAGAAATCGGGATGATTAAATCCGATCGCCCGAACCCTAACCTCGAGTCGTTTCGTAACGGACAGCTGCGTGCTGTATCCGCCGGCAGTCGCCTCAGTTTTTCCAGCACATCCAGAAACTACAACGGCACGTACAGTGCCCAGCGGCAGGAGCTTGTCGAGTCAACCGACGGATATCTGATTCTTCAGGACTGGTTCATCGGTTCAGTGACCCGGCCCATGTACCGGGCCTGGCTGAAGATGGCTATTGCTGCCGGAGAAATCAAGCTGCCGAGAGGCATCGATATGGACTCGCTTTATAACGCGGTTTATTCGGGGCCCGTTATGCCGTGGATTGATCCCGTTAAAGAAGCGAATGCCTGGAAAACCCAGATCCGCGGCGGTGCTGCTACTGAATCCGACTGGATACGTGCCAGCGGTCGCAACCCGGATGATGTTAAGTCACGCCGTAAAGCGGAGGTTGACGAGAACCGTGAACAGGGCCTGGTGTTTGACACAGACCCCGCCAATGATAAAGGAGGCACCAGTGCCGAAGCCAAAGAACCGGGCGCGCCACCGTCCGAAAGCCAGCGTAAAAAGTAATTCGTGGTTCCGCATGCAGGCCAGCAATAAGAGCGAGGCCGACATTTTCATTTATGACGAAATCGGGTACTGGGGCGTAACGGCGAAACAGTTCGTCAATGATCTCCGGGCACTTGGGGACGTCACCCACATCAACCTTTATATCAACTCACCCGGTGGTGATGTCTTCGACGGCATTGCTATCTATAACGCGCTGAAGCACCACGGCGCGGCGATTACCGTTCATATCGACGGTCTGGCCGCTTCCATGGCGTCAGTGATCGCTATGGTAGGCAATCCGGTCATCATGCCTGAAAACACGATGATGATGATCCACAAGCCATGGGGGTTTGCTGGTGGTGACGCGAGCGATATGCGCGACTATGCGGATCTGCTCGACAAGGTTGAATCCGTGCTTATCCCGGCTTATGCGCAGAAAACCGGAAAATCCACAGAAGAAATTGCGGCAATGCTGGAGGACGAAACCTGGATGAACGGCAGCGAGTGCCTTGAACTGGGTTTTGCCGACCAGGTGACACCATCCCTTCAGGCTATGGCCTGTATTCATTCAAAACGTATTGAGGAATTTGAAAAAATGCCAAAAAGCATTCGCAACATGATCACCCCGCCGCGCAACACTACCCAGCGTGACCCAGTTATTACCCAGCCTCCGGCACCGCAGGCAAAAACAGACCCAGCACCGGATGAAAATGCGATCCGCGCGCAGGTAATGGCTGAGCAGAAAGCCCGCGTTAACGCTATCGGCGATCTTTTTGCCATGTTCGGCAATAAACATATGGAACTGCAGAATCAGTGTGTGGCCGACCCTGATTGTTCCGTCGAAAAGGCGAAAGATTTGCTGCTGGCAGAACTCGGTAAAACGGCCACGCCATCCAATAAAACCACCCAGCCGCATATTCATGCGGGCAACGGTAACTTCGTCGCGGATGGTATTCGCCAGGCACTCATGGCGCGTGCCGGGTTCGAAGGTCAGGAGCGGGATAACGTTTATAACGGTATGACGCTGCGCGAGTATGCGCGTATGGCCCTGACAGAAAAAGGCATCGGTGTGGCCAGCTACAATCCGATGCAGATGGTTGGCCTGGCGCTGACCCACAGCACCTCTGACTTTGGCAACATTCTGCTCGATGTTGCGAACAAAGCGCTGATTCAGGGCTGGGACGAGGCGCAGGAAACCTTCGAGCAGTGGACCAAAAAAGGCCAGCTGTCAGACTTCAAAACGGCGCATCGTGTCGGCATGGGTGGTTTCCCTTCTTTGCGACAGGTTCGTGAAGGGGCGGAGTACAAGTACATCACTACCACTGACAAAGGCGAAACTATCGCGCTTGCCACTTACGGTGAAATCTTCTCTGTAACCCGCCAGGCGATCATCAACGACGATCTCAACCAGCTCACAGACGTACCGATGAAGATGGGGCGCGCGGCGAAAGCAACGATTGGCGATCTGGTCTACGCCATCCTGACCAAAAACCCGAAACTCTCCGACGGCAAGGCGCTGTTCCATGCCGATCACAAGAACCTGAGTTCGGGCGCAATTTCCGTGGCCAGCCTGGATGAATCGCGCAAGCTGATGCGTCTGCAGAAAGAAGGGGAGCGTACCCTGAATATTCGTCCGGCCTACATGCTGGTTCCCGTTAGCCTGGAAACCCTGGCGAATCAGACTATCAAGTCGGCCAGTGTTAAAGGTGCAGATATCAATGCCGGGATCGTTAACCCTATCCAGAACTTTGCAGAAGTCATTGCAGAACCACGTCTGGATGAGGCTGATGCGAAAGCCTGGTATCTGGCTGCCGCGAAGGGCACCGACACCATCGAGGTTGCGTATCTCAACGGCGTCGATACCCCTTACATCGATCAGCAGGAAGGCTTCACCACTGATGGTATCGCCACGAAAGTACGTATCGATGCCGGTGTGGCACCGCTGGACTATCGCGGCATGACCAAATCCACTGGTCAGTAAAAAACAGTCCTGACAAACAGATGCCCGTAAGGGCTTTTTTTATACCTGAAACCAGCCCCGTAAGGGGCTGAATGGAGAAATTTATGGCTAAGAACTATGCGCAGGACGGGAAAACGATCCCTCTGGTAAACAGTGGAACAACCGACATTCAGAGCGGCGATCCGGTTGTGGTTGGCAAACTTATCGCTGTGGCGATTACTGATATTCCTGTCGGCGATACCGGGGACGGCATTACTGAAGGGGTATTCCTCCTGCCAAAAGTCCCCGCTGATGCAGTTACTGCCGGGGCGCAGGTGTATCTGAAGGACGGCAAAGTCACGATCGAAGAAACGGATGCCGTTGCCGCAGGTATCGCCTGGGAAGAGGCAGGTGCAAGCACCACCGTCGTTGAAGTAAAGATCAATGCCTAATCCCTTTGACCGGATGGCGGCGCGCATGGACGCGGCCACCATAAAAAAGATGGGAAAGACAGCGATCATCAATGGCAGCAGTTATGACGTTGTTCCCGCTGAGCAGCTCGAGGAAATGGGACCGTTGACGGGGACAGGTACGACGCTGGTGGTTTTCTCTGAGCTTTACCAGCCGCGGCGAAACGACAGTGTCGACTACGACGGTAAGAACCTGACCGTTACCCGCTTTGACATGTTCAATGGAAAACCCCGCATCCATCTCGAATGAGGAGGTGCTATGTCTGTAAAAGGACTGGAAAGGGCTATTCAGAACCTGAACAGCCTCAGCCGCTTAATTGTTCCTGAGGCAACGGCAAAAGCACTTAACCGGGTTGCCAGCAGAACGATAAGCCAAGGCAGCAAAGCTGTAGCGAAAGAAACAAAAGTTGATGATAACCGGAAAACGGGGCTTCCGGTTCGTCTTGTCCGGCAGCGTTCCCGTTTACGCAAAGCGCGTCATGACCGTCCGGTTGCATCGATAAAAATCAACCGCGGTAATCTTCCTGCAATAAAGCTCGGCACGGCACGCGTCAGGCTGTCGCGTAAAAAAGGTGCCAGAAATGGAGCGGGCAGTGTCCTTAAGATCGGACCCTATACCTTTCGCAACGCGTTCATTCAACAGCTGGCGAACGGACGCTGGCAGGTCATGCGGCGCGTAGGTAAGGCCCGTTACCCGATTGATGTGGTCAAAGTTCCTCTGGAGACACCGCTCACAGTGGCTTTCACCTCTATTTCAAAACGCCTTATTGAAAGCGACATGCCAAAAGAACTGTCCGCGGCCCTGAAAAACCAACTGAGGATCCACCTGAAGCGATGAACCGACACAGCGCAATTCGTGCAGCCATTCTGGCAAAAATGAAAGCAGACATCACCGACCCCGTCACCTGGTTTGACGGACGTCCTGTTTTTCTTGAAGAGCAGGATCTTCCTGCCGTTGCTGTTTACCTCTCTGATGCGGAGTACACCGGCGATTCGCTCGATGAGGATTCGTGGCAGGCGGTTGTCCACATCGAGGTATTTCTTAAGGCCTCCAGCCCTGACACCGCGCTGGATTCCTGGATGGAAGAGAAAGTGTATCCGGCAATGGCCTTCATCCCGGGACTGAATGATTTAGTCGAGACGTTCACCCCGCAGGGTTACGACTACCAGCGGGATGATGAAATGGCCACGTGGGGTTCAGTCGATTTCACGTATGTAATCACCTATTCAATTTAAGAGGTACTTATGCCTACTCCAAACCCGCTGGCTCCCGTGAAAGGTGCCGGTACCACGCTTTGGCTATACACCGGAACGGGCAATGCTTTTGCAAACCCGCTCTCGGATATTGACTGGAATCGCCTGGCGAAAATCAAAGAACTCACGCCGGGGGAAATGACCGCCGAATCGTATGACGACACCTACCTCGACGACGAGGACGCCGACTGGAACGCCACCGCCCAGGGGGCAAAATCTGCTGGCGATACCTCGTTTACCCTCGCCTGGAAACCGGGCGAAGAAGGGCAAAAAGACCTGGTCGCATGGTTTATTGACGGCTCAGTGCGCTATTACAAAATCAAATACCCGAACGGTACCGTAGACGTTTTCCGCGGCTGGTGCAGCAGCCTGGGTAAAGCCATCCCGGCAAAAGAGGTTATTACCCGCACAGCGAAAATCACCAACACCGGCAAGCCGGAGCTGGCTGAAGAAAGCGGGAGCCCGAATATCCCAGTCACCGGCGTTACGCTCGATAAAGCCACGGCAAGCGTGGCCGTCGGTGCAACCACAACGCTCAATGTGACGGTTAATCCTGCCAGCGCCTCTGATACCTCGTTCCGCGTGGCAACCTCCGACGGGGCA